AATAGAGAAAGATTTGGCGTGTTTGCTCTACAAAACATCATCAACAATGCTGGTATTGCAAATAATCTAATCTCGGTAACAAATAGTGGTAGCCACTCTAATGCTGCTAATATTACTATTACAATCAGTGCACCAGATGTTGGTTCTAATAGAGCAACTGCAAATATTCTACCAGGAATGCTATCTGGCGGTAAAATTACTGATGTAAATATCATCAATCCAGGTTCAGGATACTTTACATCACCAACAATCGCGATTGTTGAGCCTGGTGCTTCTAGTAATGCGGCAGCAATTATTAATGGTGAAACTGATGCCTCTGGTGGTAATGTTCTATCTAAATACCAGACAAAGGTTGTCACGCTAGAGGATGGCTTTGACGCTGGCGATCTTGTAGTTCGTATGCGTGCGTACAAACCTCAAGGAACTAATATTGCTGTGTACTTCAAGGTTCTTTCTTCGTTGGACTCAGATCCTTTTGTTACGAAGAAGTGGCAAAGGATGAATGTTGTAAATGATTACACATCACCTGACCAGACAACTGCAGTTCCATTAGAGTTTAAATATTCTATTAGAAAGGGCAGTATCGATTACTTTGATGGCGCTAGAACATTGCCATTGGGTGGAACATTTAAATACTTCGCTGTTAAGGTTCGCATGACAGCCGAAGATCCAACAGTAACACCTGCGGTAGAATCACTAAGAGTTATTGCAGTTCCTGGTGGTTAATATGAAGTATAAGATTGCTGGTACAAAATATACTCGCGATTTGAGTAACATGGCTATTTTATGTAACGATCGATCAGAAGTTACCAAATACGAAAGTGAAATGCGTCGTTATCGTGAGAACCAGTCTCGGGATGATGAGATAAATAGAATGAAGTCAGATATATCTGAAATTAAGCAAATGCTTCAGGCATTGAGCAGAGGACAAAATGGCTAACGCAAATATCGCAATAATTGCTGTCACGAATACATTCGATGATTGGCGCACAAGAACTAATGACTTAATTACAGATAGAAATATCCTTCGCAATCAACCATATGTAAAGGATAACTCAAACTTTACCGTTGCTAATGGTACAGTCCTTATCTCTCGTTCAACGGGTGGAACTCTGCTTACTCTTGCAGGCGGTGGTGATGCTCTAATCGGTGGTACAACTACTACAACTGACCTTATTGTTGGTGACGATGCTTCTGTAGCCAATCAATTAACAGTAACTGGTAACACGATTATTACTGGTAATGTTTCCATCTCCAGAAACACTGCTATTTCACAAAATCTCTCAGTAACTGGCGACGTTTTTGTAAACACCAATAGATTCAGAGTGTCAGCTGCTAATGGAGATACTGTTGTTGCAGGTGATTTGATTATCTCTGGTGGTGATATTATTGCCAACACCACAACGTTAAACCTTGTTAACACAGTTGTAGATGTGTTGGAATTCGCCAAAAACGCAAACACAATCAACGTCGGCAATACGACTGGTACAGTTAATATTCAAGGCGACCTTATTGTTTTCGGTGGCGATATTACATCAGTCGCTACAGTAAATCTTCTCAACACCTCACCAACTGCAATTAATTTCGGTCGACTTGCTAATACAGTAACGATCGGCAATACTACATCAACTGTTACAATGCAGGGTGATCTTGTAGTTTCAGGTGGTGATATTACTTCCACTGCTACAGCAAATCTACTTAATACAACAACTACTGTATTGAATATTGGTGGTTCTGCAACCACTGTAGAGATTGGTGCTGCTACTGGTTTAACAAACATTAATAACAATTTAGAAGTTGATGGCGATTTAACTGTTGACGGTGGCGATATTGTCACAGCAACTGCAACCGCTAATATCGCTAATACAACTGCAACAACAGTAAACTTTGCTGGCGTTGCTACCGCACTTAATTTGGGTGCATCTACTGGCACAACTGATGTTAAAAATAATTTAAATGTAGTTGGCGATTTAGATGTTGATGGTGGTGATATCACATCAACCGCAACAGCAAATGTTGTAAACACCTCTGCTACAGCAGTAAATTTTGCTAGATTAGCAAACACAGTAACGATCGGTAATACAACCAGCACTGTAACTCTACAAGGTGATTTAGTTGTTTCTGGTGGTGATATTACATCAACTGCTACTGCCAACCTACTCAATACAACTACAACAACATTGAATCTCGGTGGCGCTGCAACTACAGTAGAAATTGGTGCTGCGACTGGTTTGACAAATATCAATAATAACCTTGAAGTCGATGGTGACTTAACAGTTGATGGCGGTGATATTATCACTGCAACCGCAACTGCTAATGTTGCAAATACAACCGCAACGACTGTTAACTTCGCTGGTGCTGCAACTGCATTAAATCTCGGTGCTGCAACAGGAACTACTGACGTCAAAAATAATCTCAATGTCACTGGTGATCTAGACGTTGATGGTGGGGATATTACATCCACTGCAACAGCAAATCTTGTCAACACTACAACGACAACATTAAATTTTGCTGGTGCTGCTACCACACTCAATATGGGTGCAGCAGCTGGCACAGTAACTGTTGCTGGCGATTTAACTGTATCGGGTGGCGATATTACTTCTACGGCAACTGCTAATGTGGTGAATACCTCAGCCACTGCTGTGAATTTCGCAAGACTAGCCAATACTGTAACGATAGGTAATACAACCTCTACAGTAACTGTTGCTGGTGACTTGGTCGTTTCTGGTGGGGATATTACCTCTACAGCAACTGCTAACTTATTAAACACTACAACAACGACACTTAATCTTGGCGGTGCTGCTACGACAGTTGAAATCGGTGCTGCTACTGGTTTGACTAATATTAACAATAATTTAGAAGTTGATGGCGACTTGACAGTTGATGGCGGTGATATTATCACTGCATCAGCTACAGCGAATGTCGCGAACACAACTGCAACAACAGTAAACTTTGCTGGTGATGCAACTGCACTTAATATGGGTGCAACTAGTGGAACTACCACAATTAGAAACAATGCTACTGTAACTGGAGATTTAACAGTTTCTGGTGGCGATATTACTTCGACTGCAACTGCTAACTTATTAAACACTACAACTACGACGCTTAATCTCGGTGGTGCTGCTACGACAGTTGAAATCGGTGCTGCCTCTGGAACAACAAACATCAATAACAATCTTGATGTTGACGGAGATGTAAACATCGATGGTGGAGATATTACTACATCCACTGCAACGATGAATGTGTTTAATTCTACTGCAACCACTGTAAATTTTGCAGGTGCTGCTACCACATTAGAAATTGGTGCTGCCTCTGGAACTACAAATATTAAGAACAACCTTAACGTCACAGGTGATCTTGACGTTGATGGTGGTGACCTAACAGTATCAACGGCAGCATTTAATTTAGCGAACACGACGGCAACTACTGTAAATTTGGCTGGTGCAGCAACAACATTGAATATGGGTGCAGCCACTGGAACAACGACAGTTAGAAATAACTTAAATGTTACAGGTAATACTGCTCTTTCATCAAATCTTTCAGTCACTAATAATGTAAGTGTTTCTCAAAATACTACAATTACTGGAACATTGAATTCTGGTGCAGCAACTCTAGCCTCGTTGGGAGTTACTGGTGCTGCTACAGTTGGAACTACACTTGGAGTTACTGGTAATACATCTTTATCTTCTAATCTAGCGGTAACTGGTAACGCAACAGTATCTCAAAATGCAACTGTTACTGGTACGCTAAACTCAGGTGCTGCTACACTAGCATCTCTTGGGGTGACTGGCGCAGCAACAGTAGGAACTACTCTCGGAGTCACTGGCAATACAACTCTTTCTTCAAACCTATCAGTTAGCAACAATGTTTCTGTATCTCAAAATGCAACTGTTACTGGTACACTAAATTCTGGTGCTGCTACATTAGCATCGCTCGGGGTCACTGGTGCTGCTACAGTTGGAACTACACTTGGAGTTACTGGTAATACAGCTCTATCATCAAATCTTGCTGTTACAAGAAATGTTGCTGTTACTCAAAACGCTACAATTACTGGTACACTAAATTCTGGTGCTGCTACTCTCGCATCACTAGGAGTTACTGGTGCCGCGACTGTTGGAACTACTCTCGGAGTCACTAGCAATACTACATTGTCATCAAACCTTTCTGTCGCATCAAACACTGTATTGTCACAAAATCTAACAGTTACTGGAACAGCAAATCTAAACGGTAGAACCACTGCTACAAACATGGTTCTTGATGCTGCAGGTAGTTATACGATTAATCAAGGAAATGCTGTATTTAATAATGTAACGATTACTGGAACGCAAGTAAATCAGGGAACAATCACTAACGATTCTGATACATTAATATTGCGCGCAAGTGCAGTTAGCGATGGCGACGCACGATTCCGAACTCGTCGTGGAACTGGTGCAGGTAATGCTGAAGTTCGTTTCTTGTCAGGAAGTAACAAGTGGCAAGTAACATCAAATGCTAATGTTGCGTATCATGATATTGTCACAACTCAAGGTGAACAAACTATCACTGGCAATTTGATAATCGGACAAGATCTAACTGTTACAGGAAATCTAAGAGTTGAAGGAAATGTAACTTCACTTAATGTTCAAACTTTAGAAATCGAAGATAATGATATTGTGTTGAATGCTAACACAACTGGTGCGCCAGCTCTAAACGCAAGCATCACAGTTGATCGTGGATCATCGACAAATACATTCCTGCGTTGGAATGAAGATAATGATAAGTGGGGTTGGAGCGATAACGGAACAACTTTCTATTCATTCGAAACCGCAATAAATGCATACATACAAGCCAATAATGCGTATGGTCAGGCTAACCTAGCATATACCCAAGCGAATACTGGAACAACTATTGGTCAGAACGCATATGGTCAAGCAAATCTTGCTTATGCTGCTGCTAATAACTCAGCCAATACAGTGAGAGTTTCTGGTAATGGCGTTTCAACTTTACATGCTGTTTCTGTAAACTTCACTAACACCGCATCAATTAATGTTACTGTAACTAGCGGAACATCAGGAAACGCTAACATAGCATTTAGTGCAAATAATTCTAATCCAGCAGCACTAGGTCCTCAAGGATTCCAGGGTGTACAAGGTGCTGTTGGTGCACAAGGTGTGGTTGGTGCACAAGGAGTTCAGGGTGCTCAAGGTCGACAAGGTTTTCAAGGAGTGCAGGGTGCTGTTGGTGCCCAAGGTGTGGTTGGTGCACAAGGAGTCCAAGGTGCCCAAGGTGTGGTTGGTGCACAAGGAGTCCAAGGTGTTGTCGGTGCGCAAGGAGTCCAGGGTGCTGTTGGTGCTCAAGGTGCTCAAGGAGTTCAAGGTGCTGCTGGTACTGTTGGTGCTCAAGGAGTCCAGGGTGCTGTCGGTGTTCAGGGCGCACAAGGTCGACAAGGTTTTCAAGGAGTCCAAGGTGCTGCTGGTGCTCAAGGTGCTCAAGGAGTTCAAGGTGCTGCTGGTACTGTTGGTGCTCAAGGAGTCCAGGGTGCACAAGGTGCTGCTGGTGCTCAAGGAGTCCAGGGTGCTGTTGGTGCACAGGGAGCACAAGGATTCCAAGGTGTTCCAGGTGCTCAAGGTGCTCAAGGATTCCAAGGTGTTCCAGGTGCTCAGGGAGCACAAGGAGTCCAAGGTGTTCCAGGTGCTCAGGGAGCACAAGGAGTCCAAGGAACAGCAGGTTCTCCTGGTGCACAAGGATTCCAAGGTGTTCCAGGTGCTCAAGGTGCTCAAGGATTCCAAGGTGTTCCAGGTGCTCAGGGAGCACAAGGAGTCCAAGGAACAGCAGGTTCTCCTGGTGCACAAGGATTCCAAGGTGTTCCAGGCGCTCAAGGTGCACAAGGTGCTCAAGGATTCCAAGGTGTTCCAGGTGCTCAAGGCGCTGCTGGTGTAGGTGCACAAGGCGTTGGCGTCAGCTATTCAGCAATTGGTGTTAATACTGCAGCTGGTAGCACTGGAGAAATTAGAGCAACTGGTGATATTATTGCATACTACTCTGATATGCGCCTCAAAAAATACTTGGGTCAAATTGAACACGCATTACTCAAACTAAATGGTATTCAAGGATTTTATTATACAGGTAATGAAGAAGCAGGTAAACTTGGCTATAGCACCGAGAAAAGAGAAGTTGGTGTTTCTGCACAAGATGTAGAAAAAGTATTGCCTGAAATTATCAAACCAGCTCCTGTAGATGAGAAGTATATGACTCTTGATTATGCTAAAATTGTCCCACTACTTATCGAGGCTGTTAAAGAACTCAACACGAAGGTTGATGCTCTTCAAGATTCATTGAGAAACGACTAATGCCAGCCCCAAGTCAAGTTAGTGCTTCGAATGTGAACACCGAACTTGGTGTTGGTTCAAGCACACAATTAAACTGGGGAAACAACCATGTTAGAAATGTCACAACTCAGTATACTGGAACAAACTCTGAAGTAAATGCATCCAAAATGCGTTGGGGAATCAATTTTCCTGGTGCAGAATATTCCAATGGTATTTTGTTAACATCTTATGACCTAAATTCTACATTACTTATTTCAGCTCAAGAAATTGTTTTTTACGACGGTTCTACATATGCTCAGGGTTATAGTGAAATTAGATTTTTCGCTAATGGAGTTATGCGATTTGAAACCGCTACAGCAGCGGGTGGTTCTGCATATTACCACAAAACTTGGTTAACATCAGGTGCTGCTGGCGATTATACAGTGCAATTTCAACGCACTGCTGGTTATGCTCTCACAGGTGGCTCGTCAGCAGCGAATACTGATTTAGCCATGAGCACAGATAGATTTTTTGCTGTTGATGCGCAAGTTGGACCTGGTGTTGATGCTTTAAGCAAAAGCACTTTTGGAAATATAATTATCAAAGATAGTGGTGGCACATTGATAACACGACCAATAGAATTAAATGGTTTTGCAGAAGTAGTGTAATATAAACAGAGAAAACGAATGGCAAGTTTTTTAGAATTATCATGTGATCAAGGTTCTAGTTTCTCAGTAAACCTAGATCTGACTGTAAAAAATTCCAGATAAAACTGTTTAAAACTGAAACAATATAAATACAATAGTTACATGCAGGAATTTCTATGCCATACACAGAACTCACCGTCGACCAAGGCACGACATTTGAGACCAATTTAGATCTAATCGCTGACGATGGTACAGCGATTAATGTCACAAATTACCTGTTTTCTGGGCAAATTCGTAAATCTTACTATTCCGCTAATGCTACTGCAAATCTAACGATTACAGTTGTTAATGCAGCCAATGGTAATGTTAATTTGAGCCTAAATGCAGCCACAACTGCTAATATTAAGGCTGGTCGATACCTCTATGATGTTAAAATGGAGGATACTGCAAACATCGTAACTCGAATTGTAGAAGGGATTATTACTATAACACCACAGGTTAGTAAATAATGCAAGTAGTTATTTCTAATAAATCTAAATTAACATCTGCGCCTAATCGAATTGTTGTAAGTAATAATAACAACATTGGGCGTGTGATTTTTAGTAAAATTACCAACCTAGTAGGTTCCATAGGATTGCAACAATTAAATAATGTTGTAACAACTGGACAACAAGAAGGTGATGTTTTGGTATATCAAGCAAATAATAATACCTACGTTATAAAAACATTACCTGATGTAGATGGGGGTCTATTCTAATGTCATCAACACTAGTCCAAATTAAACGATCAACTGCTAACGCAGTGCCAGGCTCCTTACAAGCAGGTGAATTAGCCTACTCTTATGCGAGTAATGTGTTATTCATAGGAACAAACGCCAGCACCGTAATTAATATCGGTGGTAAAACCTATACAGATTTACTAGACAATGGCTCAGCAGCAAATGGTTCTAGCACGTTTGTGCGTCGATATGCAAATGGTTCTGCGCAATTTCAGCAATTAGATATTCTCGTTAGCCCAACAGCTAATTCGCATGTTGCTACCAAGGCTTATGTAGACGGAGCACTTACTAGTAATATTTCACTCAACACACTTACCGATGTTATCGTTACTGGTGCAGATGTTGATCAAAATAACAGAATTTTAATTGGTCATGCCAATGGTCAGTATCTAACAACTAGTGTAACAGGAAATGTTTCTATTTCCAATACTGGTGTTGTTACTATTGGCGCGCAGCAAGTTGTTGGCTCTATGCTCAACGACACGCTCGCTGGAAATAAAACATTCAGCGACACAATTACAATCGGCAAAGATTTAACAGTATCAGGAAATTTAACTGTCCTTGGAAATACTGTAACTGTTAATGTTGAAACATTATCCGTTGAAGATTCGCTTATCAAACTTGCTAGCAATAATACAACCGATGTTGTTGATATTGGTTTCTATGGTGTATATAATTCAAACACCTTTGCTGGATTATTTCGCGACGCAACAGATAATCGTTTCAAATTATTTACAGATTATACTGGCGGTGATCCTAGCGCAAATGTTATTGGCACAGTAATTAGAGCAACTCTTGAAGCAAATTTGGATGCGCAGCTTGTTAATGCAACATCGCTTGGTGTTCAAACATTAATTGCTAATGGACACTCAACACTTACTAGTGCAAATCTTAGTGGATCGATTAATGTTGCAACGAACGCAACAATTACTGGCGATCTAGCAATTAATGGTGGAGATTTAACAACCACAGCCACTACATTTAATGTTACCAACACCAGTGCTACAACATTAAACATCGGTGGGGCTGCAACGACAATTAGACTTGGTGCTGCTACTGGAAACACGATTATTAATAATAGTCTAGATGTTTCTAAGAATGTTTCAGTAACTCAAAATGTTTCTGTTACAGGTACAGGATCTTTTGGATCGCTGACATTAGGATCTCCACTTTCTATTGCTTCAGGTGGCACTGGTCGAAATACATTGGTTGCTAATGGTGTTGTTTTTGGAAATACAACATCAAGTTCTTATAACTTTGCGACTGGAACAGAAGGGCAGGTTCTTCAAATTGACGCAGGAGTCCCAGCATTTGCTATGTTAGATGGTGGCTCCTTCTAGGAGTAGATTATGAATGATCAAATATTCGTTAACACATATATTAAGATTTTAAATAATACTTTGAATGAAGCGATAAATAAAAATATCCTTCTTCAAGCACAACTTGAAGTTTCAAACGAAGTAGCCACAACATCTTCATCTAAAGCTGCAGAACTTGAAGCCAAATTGAGCGAATTTAATTCAATTTCTGAGAGCGTCAATACGCTCAAACATCAATTAAATGATTCTAATAATCAACTCTCAAATAAACACAACCATATAGAGACGTTTAAAAAAGAGTTGGTAGAAGCGCGCAATACTATAAAAAAACTGCAAGAAGAAAATGATATTAAAGTTGCATCGCTAAATTTTGAAATTGAATTGCTAAAAGGAAAAAATGCTGAATTGAGTCAAAAAAAGAAAAGAAATCCACCAGCTCTAAATACGAATAATGAATCTACACTAGAAAGCAATTTAGTTTTAATTAGCGATACGTTTTAATGTCAACAACAATTCAGATTAAAAAATCAGGCGCGACTGGTAATATTCCAGCAAATACAACGCTAGAATATGGTGAACTCGCGCTCAACTATGCTGATGGCGTTTTATATTTTAAGAGCGCAGCAAATGTAATTCAGCAAATTTCTGGCGTCAAAGCAAACACATTTGAAACCATTAACGCTAATGGTTCACTATTAATTGCGGATTCGAATGTTGATATTTTAAGTATCGCCGCAGGAACAGGAATTAATCTTACTGCGAATACGACTACAGACACCTTCACTATTTCAGCAAGACTAAACGATACAGTCACCAGCACAGACACCACACAATCTGCAACAGCAAACTCAGTCAAAACAGCGTATGATGTAGCAACTAGCGCATTTGGTGCAGCCAACAATGCTGCAAATACTGTTCGTGTTTCTGGAAACAGTGCTGCAACATTGAATGCAGTTTCACTAAACTTCACTAACACTGCATCAATTAATGTTGTAGTAACATCAGGTTCTAGCGGAAATGCTAATATTGCATTTAGTGCAAATACATCTAACCCTGCTGCAATAGGTCCTCAAGGATTTCAAGGAGTCCAGGGTGCACAAGGGTTTCAAGGTGTTGTCGGTGCTCAGGGTGCTCAAGGTGCACAAGGTGCAGTAGGTGCACAAGGTGCTCAAGGTATCGCAGGAGCACAAGGTGCTCAAGGTGTACAAGGTGCTCAAGGTGCTCAGGGTTTTCAAGGTGTACAAGGTGCTGCTGGTGCCCAAGGTGCTGCTGGTGCTCAGGGAGCAGTTGGTGCACAAGGTGTGGTTGGTGCACAAGGAGTTCAGGGCGCTCAAGGTCGACAAGGTTTTCAAGGAGTCCAAGGTGCTGCTGGTGCTCAAGGTGCTCAAGGTATCGCAGGAGCACAAGGTGCTCAAGGTGTACAAGGTGCTCAAGGTATCGCAGGAGCACAAGGTGCTCAAGGTGTACAAGGTGCTCAAGGTATCGCAGGAGCACAGGGTGCCGCTGGTGCTCAAGGTGTACAGGGCGCCACAGGTGCGCAAGGTTCGCAAGGTGTCCAAGGTGCTCAAGGTGCTCAGGGTTTTCAAGGTGTACAAGGTGCTGCTGGTGCCCAAGGTGCTGCTGGTGCTCAGGGAGCAGTTGGTGCACAAGGAGCGCAAGGATTCCAGGGTGTACAAGGTGCTGTTGGTGCTCAGGGTGCTCAAGGAGTCCAAGGTGCTGTTGGCGCGCAAGGAGTTCAGGGGGCGCAGGGTCGACAAGGTTTTCAGGGAGTGCAAGGTACAGCTGGCGCGCAAGGCGTTCAAGGTGCCACTGGTTCATTTGGTGGCGCTACCTTTGATTATGTGTTTAGTGCTAATACAGCAAACACCGATCCAACTGCTGGTTTCGTCAAGTTTAATAATTCAACATTGCTATCTGCGACCGAGATGTATATTGATAACATCGATCGTTTGGGCGCAAATGTATTCAATTATCTAAACACAATTGACGATTCTACTTCTGCCATTAAGGGCACATTCAAGATCGCAAATTCAGCGAATGTTCTAGAATACACATTTTTTAATATCAATGGCACGCATCTTCATGTTACTGATTGGTTCGTAGTTCCTGTAGCAGGATTAAACACAACACTTGTCGGATCAAACTTTCCGAATAGCACTAATGTTATTATGACATTTGTTCGCACTGGTGATAAAGGTGACACTGGAGCGCAAGGTCCACAAGGATTCCAAGGAGTCCAAGGTGCAGTTGGTGCACAAGGTGTCGCAGGAGCACAAGGTGTTACTGGTGCACAAGGAGCACAAGGTGTACAAGGAGCACAAGGTCGACAAGGTTTTCAAGGAGTCCAAGGAGTCCAGGGTGCTGTCGGTGCACAAGGTGCAGTTGGTGCGCAGGGTGTACAAGGTGCTCAAGGTGTACAAGGAGCACAAGGTCGACAAGGTTTTCAAGGAGTCCAAGGTGCTGCTGGTGCTCAGGGTCAACAAGGTGCTGTTGGTGCTCAAGGCGCACAAGGTGTTGCTGGTGCGCAAGGTGCGCAAGGTGTACAAGGAGCAGTCGGCGCTCAAGGTGCTGCTGGTGCTCAGGGTCAACAAGGTGCTGCTGGTGCCCAAGGTGCTGCTGGTGCTCAGGGTGCTGTCGGTGCTCAGGGTGCTGCTGGTGCTCAGGGAGCAGTTGGAGCACAAGGTGCAGCGGGTGTGCAGGGTGCTGTTGGAGCGCAAGGAGCAATAGGTGCGCAGGGTGCTGTTGGCGCACAAGGTGTACAAGGTGCTCAAGGTGTACAAGGAGCACAAGGTCGACAAGGTTTTCAAGGAGTCCAAGGTGCTGCTGGTGCTCAAGGAGCACAGGGTGTGCAGGGTGCTACTGGTCCTATCGGTGGATCAAACACTCAAATCTTGTTCAACAATAATGGAACCACTGGCGGCTCAGCAAATCTAACATTTAATCTAAATCAAAACTTATTTGCGTTTGGAACCAGCACTCTATTTGCGAATGCTACCAGTGGTCGTGTTGGTTTAGGAAAAACCACTCCTGAATATAAATTAGATGTGCTTGGACCAGCTGGTGATATTGCGAGCTTCTCTGGTGGTTCTGCTGCCGATCAAATTGTAATTTCTGCAATTTCTGGAATCCACAGAATAATTTCTTCGGCAACTGTTAGCGGTGGTCCATATGCTCGAGAATTCGGATTCCAGCCGCTTTCAAATCATGAAAGATTTTACATCAGTATTAATGGCGGCGAGAGATTTGCTGTGCAAAATACTGGTAATGTTGGTATCGGAACAACGGATCCAACATCAACTCTTCATGTCGTTGGAACTGCTAATGTTTCCGCAAATCTAACCGTTGGTGCTGGATCTGCTGCAGCCCCAGCAATAACAACTGCTGGTGATAATAATACTGGTATCTTCTTCCCTGCTGCGGACACAATTGCGTTTGGTGAAGGTGGTGTTGAAGTATTACGAATTGCGAACACATCAAATGTCGGCATTGGAACTTCTCTCCCAACATCTAATCTTCATGTAATCGGTACTGCAAATGTAACTTCAAATCTTGTTTCGGGAAACATAATTTCTACTGGTACTATTACTGAAACTGTAAATAGTGTTCAATATCTTGTTGCCTCTGCATTTGATGTTGGAACATCACCAAATCAAATTCCATTAAATCAATATTTGGGCACCATGGCATATCAAGATTCAGTAGCAGTATCAATAACAAATTTGACTGTGGCTGGTGAATATTTTGGAACGATTGGGGGTGGGACTTATTAATGAGTATTTCATCAAATTTTCCAGCATTTAGACCATCACTTCTTTTAAATTTTGCAAGATCTAAAGTTCTTGATCCAAGAATTTCATTTGTTCGTGCAAGCACTGCAACATACTTTGATGCATTTGGTGTGTTACAAACAGCAACTGCTAACACAGCGCGATTCGATCATAATCCAACCACGCTGAATTCACAAGGCTTGCTCATTGAGGAGCAGCGGACGAATTCCATCCGCAACAACACGGGAGTGGGTGCAGTGGCGGGTACGCCAGGGACGTTGCCGACGAATTGGGCGACTATTGGACTTGGGACGCTTGTTCAAGAAGTGGTGGGTACAGGTACTGAAAACGGTATTACATACATTGATTTTCGGGTGTCTGGCACAACTAGCACTACCTCTTTATCGGTACTTTTTGAATCTAATACTCAAATTGTTGCAGCCTCTGGGCAGACATGGTCTGCTTCGCAATATGTAAAACTTGTGGCGGGTGATACCACAAACATCACAGCAGTCAGAATAGGTATTAGAGGCAATATCTCTGGCGGTTCTACCAATGAATCAAACCTCGCAACATTTACGCCGACTTCTTCTTTAAGTCGGTATACCCACACTTATACATTGGCAAACGCAACAAGCGTTTTCGTAAATGCGATTTTAAATTGTACTTTTTCCTCTGGCGTCGCCATCGACATCACCCTCCGCATCGGCTTGCCCCAACTTGAACTTGGCGCATTTGCTACGAGCGTTATCCCCACTACCACCACCGCTCTGACTCGCAATGCAGATGTGGCGAGCATGACGGGGACCAACTTCTCGTCGTGGTATAACCAATCAAGCGGCTCAATGTTTGTGGAATTTTCTCTTTCGCAGCCTGCTTCTGGTGGTAATCAATTTCTTGTAAGGGCGAGCGACAATTCTTACAACAACGCAGTGGTTGATAATGTTACTTCAACTGGCTTCGTGCAACTAATAACTGCAAGTGGCGGCGTGTTTGACGGTGGTGCTTCAGCGGCAGTAGCCGTTTCTGCTAACACAAACACCAAATTTTGCGGCGCTTACGCAACAAACGACATTGCGGTTTGTAAGGATGGTGGGACGGTTGCAACAGATACTTCCGCAACAATTCCAACGGCGCTTACAAGGTTTGATATTGGGTCAGACCATGCAGGCGTAAACAGAGTTAAAGCAGGCACCATCCGCCGCATCGCCTACTACCCCGTCCGCCTCGCCGACACCACCTTACAGGCACTCACGAAATGAGTCTGTCAAACAATTTTCCTACCAACTCCCCGTCGCTCAATATAGATTTTGCGAATATGGGTAGACTTGATCCCCGCATCACCTTCACCCGCGCAACCACGGCGACATTTTTTAACCAGTTGGGCGTACTGACGTCGGCTGCCTCTGGCGTTGCCCGCTTTGACTACAACCCCACTACGCTCGCAGCGCGAGGCTTGCTCATTGAGGAGCAGCGGACGAATTCAGAACTGTATTCAGAAGATTTTGCAAATGCTCATTGGCAAAAAAACCAAGCGACCGTTACAAGCAATGTAATTATTGCGCCCGATGGGAATTTAACAGGCGACAAACTAATTACAAATTCTGGGTTAGGAAACGGGCAAGTGTTTGCAACCGTGGCTTTGACCGCATCAACAACTTTTACATTTTCTTGTTTTGCAAAAGCAGGCGAATGGTCTTGGTCTAATCTAGCCACTCGCGGACCAGAAAACATAGACATTGGCGCGTGGTTTAATTTAAGCGCGGGAACGGTAGGGACTGTTAGTGCTAATGTTACGGCGTCGATAACTCCAGTTGGCAACGGCTGGTATCGTTGTGCGATAACAAGAACTACGGGAACTGGTGCAACCGCGTCTCGACAACGCATTTATTCAACAAACGCAGATAACACATTATCAACTGGCGACGGCACTTCTGGCATTTACATCTGGGGCGCTCAACTAGAAGCTGGAGACTTTGCGACCTCCTACATCCCCACGACGACCACCGCCCTCACGCGCAATGCGGATGCAGCGAGCATGACGGGGACGAATTTCTCGTCGTGGTACAACGCGAGTGAGGGGACGGTTGTTGTTAATACATCAGCCGCATTTTCTGGAACAAATGTTGCTTTTTCTGCTAGCGATGGCACGAACAATAACGCCATTAACATTTATTGGAATTCTGCTTTAGCGCAATTTCAGATTCGTAGTAGTGGTTCAACTCAGGCGTTATTAACTGGTTCAACCTCTACCTCATTTAAAATGGTCGGGGCATATCAAGCAAATAATTTTGCTGCATCCTTGAATGGCGGTTCCGTTAACACTGATACATCTGGCGCAATCCCAACTGTTGATAGGCTTTCTATTGGCTCGCTTGGGGCTGGTGGCTCTATTCTTAACGGCACCATCAGCCGCATCGCCTACTACCCCACCCGCCTCGCCAACACTCAACTTCAGGCTCTTACACTATAACCTAAATATTTGCAACCTTATTTTGAGGAAAAACTATGATTGACTTTTATTTAAAAGCACCATCTAGCCAAGAGCTTTTTGATGTTTTAACTGCAGCTGGAATCACACAACAAGCAACAGATTTTCGTTTTGAAGATATTGAAGGAGAGTTTGTAACTCAATATGTGTATGTTTCTGATAATAATGTTGAGTTTACAACAAATCATTTAATTGAACCAGAAAATAATCACATTAACGCTGTATTGATACGAGAACAACAAGTTCCAAAACAGCGTTTAGTAGAATTTTTAACAGACAAATATGTTGTTACTGATGCATATAAATATGCATTAGATACTATCGGAGTTATCTATAAACCTACTGGTGAAATGATTTTAGACTCTGAATCTGGAATAGAATTTTCAGCAATGGCACCAATTGATGGATTTCATGTAAATTTGAGAGTTCTTGCTGAAGATTTTGACAGTTCATCCATCTCTGAATTAGTTATTGCAGCTCCAAATAATCCAGCTCGAGGTTGGGCATAAGACTATTTAAATGGCAACAATACTAACTAAAAAAAGTGACACAAATACAGCAGTTCCATCTGCTGCAAATTTAACTAATTCTGCAAATGGCGCAGAGTTAGCAATCAACACAGCAGATAAAAGACTTTTTGCAAAAAATTCTAGCAACACTGTAATTGAGGTGGGAACAAACCCATCTACAATTAATACATCAACTATTAATGTTGTTACTGTTTTCGCTGTTGGAACCAACACTCTATTTGCAAATGCAACAAGTGGTAATGTTGGTATTGGAATCACAAATCCAACATCAAACCTTCACGTCGTTGGAACTGCAAATGTAACCAATAATTTATCAGCTTTAGCATTAAACATTAATGGATACGGTCAAGTTGTTGCAGCAAATGGTACATGGATAGGACCTCAAACTAATTTAGTAGGCGCGCAGGGTGTTCAAGGCGCACAAGGTCGACAAGGTTTTCAAGGAGTCCAAGGTGCTGCTGGTGCTCAAGGTGCTGTCGGTGCTCAAGGTGCTGCTGGTGCTCAGGGAGTCCAGGGTGCTGCTGGTGCTGCTGGTGCCCAAGGTGCTGCTGGTGCTCAAGGTGCTGCTGGTGCCCAAGGTGCTGCTGGTGCTCAGGGAGTCCAGGGTGCTGCTGGTGCTGCTGGTGCTCAAGGTGCTGCTGGTGCTCAGGGAGTCCAGGGTGCTGCTGGTGCTGCTGGTGCTCAAGGTGCTGCTGGTACTGTCGGTGTTCAGGGCGCACAAGGTCGACAAGGTTTTCAAGGAGTCCAGGGTGCTGTCGGTGCACAAGGTGCTCAGGGAGTCCAAGGAGCCACAGGTCCTATTGGTGGATCAAACACTCAAATCTTGTTCAACAATAATGGAACCACTGGTGGCAGCGCAAATTTAACATTTAATCTAAATCAAAACTTATTTGCGTTTGGAACCAACACTCTATTTGCGAATGCGACGAGTAGATTTGTTGGAATTGGAACAACATCACCAAGATCGAATCTTAATGTTATCGGTAATGCGAATATTACTTTAGGTTTAACTTCTGGTGGCGTTATTGCTAGTACAGTTGCTACAGGAACTGCTCCGCTAACTATTGCATCAATAACTCGTGTTGCTAATTTGAATGTTGCTAATGCAGGTACTGCAGATACGTGGACAACAAGTCGAACCTTTACAATTGGTGGCACAGGAAAATCAGTCAATGGTTCTGCTGCTGTAACATGGACAGTACCAGAAATTTTAACTACAACTGTCAGTGGTAATGCGGACTTTAATATATTAAGTGTGCGTTCTAATTCAGTTGCTGTAGCTGCATCAACTATAGATTGTAGTGCAGGAAATTATTTTACTAAAACTGCAAATGCAAACTTAACTTGGACATTTTCAAATGCACCCACGAACAGAGTTTATGCGTTCTATCTTGAACTGGCGGCAGGTGGCAGTTATACTATGACCTGGCCAGCTGCAGTTGCATGGGATAATGCTACTACTCCTGTACTATCAGCGGGTGGAACAGATATCCTTGGATTTATTACAATAAATACTGGCACAACATGGCGTGGAATGCACATTTATAAAACATGACAATTATATCTACTAATTTAGTATTTTTAGGGCGACGAGAAACTGGTGGTGAAAACTACTGGGTTACTCGAATTGCAGATGGAGTGTGGAGATTAGGTGGTATATGTGTTGATAGTGTTGGTGAAATTTATGTAACTGGTGATCAATATACTGGCACAGCAAATTCATCAAGAACCACATTATGGAAATTGACTAATAACGGAGAAGCAAACACACAATCAGGGGTTGATGGGATGACAAACAGAACCTGGGGCGCACCAGCAGTCAACCCAGCAGGAACGTCGTCTATATGGATCCCACATAACGGATATACTAGCACTGAAGATTCATGGAAACATCGATTTAACAGTATTGGATCTGCAAATACAGATTTTACTGCCCAGTATCAGGCTAATGTGACTATTAAAACAGGCAGTTCTACGGAGGGTAGCACTAATGAATCTGGTGTTATGGCTGTAGATAGTAGTAATAACATCTATTATGGTGGTACCACTAGTTTTGCTGAAACTTTATGGGCATATGACTCAACTGCAACAAGTTTACAGTGGTCATTAAGATTTGTAAAACCATATGCAGGCAATTTTACATCTATAGATGTTGATACAAGCAATGTTGCTGTAGGATCAAGCGATTACAAGGATGCTGCACCAAACAGACATGGGTTTATATCAAAAATAACAAGTTCTACAGGCAATGTTCAATGGCAAAAACAATTGAATCCTCCATCTAATAATGAACTTTATATTAATGATGTAGCACTCACTTCAAATGGAGTATTGTTAGTAACAGGTCGTGGTTTTGTGGCTGGCGATTTTTCGCGTGGGTTTGTTGCATCAATTAGTGCAGATGGTTCAACAATTGATTGGATAAGACAATATTATATTTCTAATAGAAATATTATTGGTCTTAACGTTAAAGTTGATTCTAGTAATAATGTTTATGTAATGTACAAAGATCTATTTGACACCCAAATATATATAGTAAAATATAATTCGAGTGGAACTATACAATGGCAACGCACATTAACTTATACTTCACCAAATATGGATGGTCGTGGTCTATATATCCGTGGCGATGTGATGTATATATCAGTATTACACAATGCCTTTACTGGAACAGCTAATGCAAATATAGGTGTTATATTTGTTTGGAAATTGCCCACAAATGGTGGCAAAGCAAACACTAGTGTAACACTTGGTACATCAGGTTTAACAATGCAATATAATACAACTTCTCAAACTGATGCTGCATATGCTAATTGTACTATAGCAAATGGTACAGCAACAGTGGTAACAGGTAACTCGGGATCATTTCTATCAAATACAAGATCTACTACTATAGGTAGTAATACAGCTTTTAAAGGTAATTTATAATGACAGCATATATTGACACATCAACAGGTGAATTTCCCCTCTATGCGGGAGATATTAAATTAAGACATCCAAATGTTTCATGGCCAGTTAATTTTGTGCCTCCTGAAAATTATGCAGTAATTAAAATGGCTGCTGCTCCGTACCTTCCGTGGGATAAAGTATATGTTCATGGAGGAGCTGAATTGGTTGATGGGTTTTGGCAACAAAAATGGGTTATCAGGGATGTTAACCAAGAAGAACGAGATATTTTAATAAAAGCAAAATGGCGTGAAATTCGTACTAATAGAAATAATTTATTATCATCATGTGACTGGACGCAGCTTCCTGACTGTCAACTTAATGATGCAACGAAACAGACCTGGGCAAATTACCGTCAACAGTTACGCAATATAACTGAAACAGAAGATCCATTTGCAATCATTTGGCCACTAGCACCTAACAAGTAATAATATTCTAGGAAACTAAAAATGCCACAGCAGCCACCTGCGCCAGCGGCATAATAAATAGATGATATTGGTGATGCTATTGTGAGAAATACAAAATAAGGTATAATTTAAATGGCATCACCAGCATCTAGAGAACAACTAAAAGATTACTGTCTCCGTAAACTCGGATTTCCTGTAATTGATATCAATGTCGATGACGATCAATTAGAAGATCGCATCGATGATGCATTGCAAAAGTTCCGCGATTACCACTACGACGGCACAGAAGATATCTATCTGGCTCACCAAGTAACCGCTGGAGATATTGCTAATACCTACATTCAAGTGTCGGACAATATCTCTGGCGTTACTCGTCTGCTGCCAATTAGTTCTGGGTCTATTAGTTCTTCTAGTTCTCAAGGATTCAATATCTTTGACATTAACTATCAGATTAGACTTAACGATTTCTATAACCTTCTATCCAGTTCGTACACTTATTATGTGATTGCAAGAGAACACCTTGCAATGCTTGATATGATTGTTACTGGTGAGATTCCATTCTCATACAATAAAAAAGTAAATCGAATCAATCTGTATATGGATTGGGCTGGTCGACTTGCGGTTGGCGATTATATTGTCTTTCAGGCAACTCAAATTGTTGATCCAGCAGTATACTCTAAAGTCTTTAATGATTCTTGGTTGAAGTCATACACAGCCGCATTGTTCAAGATGCAATGGGGCAACAATCTAAACAAATATACAAACTACACGCTACCAGGCGGTCTTGTGGTAAACGGCGAGAAGATCTACAACGATGCAGTTGCTGAGATTGAACTGTTGCACACCAAGTTACGAGAAGAATACGAGCTTCCACCACAAATGATTGTGGGATAATCTTATGCCAGTAAGCGTGTATTTTAACAATCAAGGTGCTACAAGAGAACAGTTTCTTGTAGAAGATCTCGTTATCGAGTCGATTAAAAATCACGGTATTGATATTTTTTATATCCCGCGTGAGTCTCAGTCATCGTTTGATACAATTTATGGTGATGATCCAGTCAAAGCATTTTATAAAGCCTATCCGATAGATATGTACCTTGAGACTTTTAATGACTTTGGGGGCAACCAGGAATTTTTTGCGAAGTTTGGTCTTGAAATTCAAAAAACAGCAAAGGTTGCTGTTGCTCGTAGAACATTTGAACGCTATGTCCCAACAGCATTAAGAAACACACCGAAAGAAGGAGATCTAATCTATCTTCCTGTTCAACAAAAATTGTTAGAAATAAAACAGGTTGAAGAAGAAAAAAACTTTTTCCAAGCAGGAAAAAAAGCACCATATATGTACGGATTAAATATTGAAACATTCAAGTACAACGGTGAATATTTCAATACAGGAATTTTAGAAATAGATGCAATTCAAGATGTTACTTCTTTTGCTGTAACATATACTATGACAGCAAACGGTAGCGCAACATTCGATTTAGGTGAAAAAGTGTATCAAGGTGCATCGCTCGCTGCAGCAACAGCAACTGGATATGTTGTAAGTTGGGATAAACCGACGCTAAAACTAGAATTACGAAATATTAAGGGCGAATTTGCTGCGAATAGCGCAATAGTTGGATCTGTTAGCGGTGTCTCTTTGTTTATGGCTAGTGGAAATGTTCAAGAAAATACAAATGATGAATTTGATGACAATGTCGACATAGAAACCGAAGCTGATAATGTTCTTGATTGGACAGAATTAAATCCATTTGGAACGAGTGACGAATAATGCTTTCGAGACAACACTTTTATCACAGAATTACAAGAAAATTAGTCGTAGCATTCGGCACGATGTTCAACAACATTCGTTTGGTCAGATACGATAAAGCAGGAACAACAGAGATCGAACGAATCACTGTTCCTTTGTCATACATGGCTAAAGAAAAGTTTTATCAGCGTTTAGTGCAAGATCCTGGTCTAGATCGTGCAGTTCAAATCACTTTACCACGCATGTCGTTTGAACTCACATCGATTACTTACGATCCTTTGCGCAAAAGAAATTTATTTTCTCAAGAATTTAGTCCAAACTCAAACACGACAATTAAATCTGCTCAAATTGCACCATACAACTATAACTTTCAGTTGAACATATTTGTCAGAAACACTGAAGATGGCACGCAACTCATAGAGCAAATTCTTCCATACTTCACACCAGACTATACACTAACAGTTGACCTTGCTGATGTTGGTAACAATGTCGATGTTCCAATTATACTTGAGTCTGTTGATTATTCTGTGTCTGATGATGTTGGTACATCAGAACAATTAAGAACACTAGTGTGGACGCTGACATTTACAGTCAAAGCGTATCTTTATGGACCGATTAATGGCAACACCAAGATTATTCGCAAGGTCACAGCAAATACTTATGACAGCACTTATATCGAAACAGGTGAAAGGAAGATTAATCTAAGTTCGGGTTCTGGTGATTATAAGATAGGCGAGCTGGTGTTTGAAGGGAAAACTATCAATGCTGCTAATGCCTCTGGGTTTGTTAAGGCTTGGGATAATAGAGCAAATCAAATAATTGTTACCGATGTTGCTGGCGCTTTGTTTATTGGCAAAAAATTAACAGGCGCAGTCACTAATACTGCATATACAATAAATACATTTGATATTAATGATAATCAGTTGGTCAACTTGACAGTAACACCAGACCCATCTAACGCAAACGCTAATAGCGACTTCGGCTTTACTGAAACTATTGAAGAATATCCAAACATTACATAATTTATGAGTGAAGTAGATAAAAATCTAGCCGAAATACTTAACACTGACTATATTCCTGCAGTAAAAGAGGAAAACAAAAGTGTTACTATTCATGAGTCAGACAGATCAGTTGATAATCCTGACGCTGACTATTCTCGTTCTAATTATTACAACCTCATCGAAAGGGGTAACGAGGCTTTGGAAGGCATTCTTGAAGTGGCGAGAGAATCGCAGCACCCAAGAGCGTATGAAGTAGCAGCCAACATGATCAAGAATCTTTCTGATGTCACAGAGAAACTCATGATTCTTCAAAGGCAACAACAAGAATTGCAACCAAAAGAACCAGCTGGTCCTACGAATAT